GCGAATCAGGCGCGTCCGGTGTCTTCGCCGTCCACAGATCAGGATGCTGCGTCTCGTTCGCGCACCAGGACAGAATCGTGCGTTCGATTTCGAGGACGCGCGCGGTGATGGTCCACTTCTCTCTGCGTCGTCGCTTCTCGATCGTCGCCGCGGTCGCATTCTTCCAGTTCACGCGACGCCGACAGACGCGATGGCGGAGGAGATAATTCCGCCATTGTGTCATCAGGTTCTTGACCGCACGATCAGTGCTGAGGGATGAGGGAATGTCGATGGGATAGCGAGGCATTGGTCAGGCTCCATATTCTGTGCGTGCCCATTGTGGCGCGTCGGCAACCTACATAGTAGGCGGGTGAGGCGCAAGTACGGGCTAAGTGACGTAAATACAGCACTTAGCCCNGCAGGGTAGGGCGGAAAACGGTAGCACGCGGGCAAAATGTCCCGTGCGTAGATGCTACCGGATTGAGGGACGGTTCGNTGNTCGNGNTGCGTCGCGTGCTGATCGTTGCGNTGANGCGTACATGCTACCGGACGCGGACGGTCCGCGACGGACGAGTGTCGCTCTCATCTGGAAAAGTGGCCCCGTCGGCGGAGCGGATTCCCATAGGGGGATTGTCGATTTCGCATGATTCCGGGGCGATAAATGACGCTGACGCGAAAGATCGCCTATGTGTGCAGTATTTCTGCTACCTGAGGATTGATTATATGGTGGGACGGGGCCGGTTTTCCTATATGTATCTCTACATCATATGTCACTCAAATATATAGCTCCCTAGGAAAACTCTTACGCGGGGCCAAATTTTGGGTATTTGAACGGGCGCAACCATGGAAAAACGGACTGGGCAATGGANAGTTGCGCCTCAGGCTCGTGCCTGCTATGTTATCGGTGCGCAGAGTGTCCCTTCCCTGCACGCCTCAAAAACACGACTGACCAACTATGGCCGCGAAGAAGCAGGCGACTCAGACACGAACCCGACCCTCGAGTGCGACATCGTCTCGCTCATCGGCCTCGACGTCGTCTCAATCGCTCGTTGCCTCGACGGTCTACAAGGATTTCGTCGTCTGGTCGGGCGATTCCGCTCCGGCATGGCANCCGATCAAGAAGATGCGCTATGTCTTCTGGCGCATGATGAGCGGGATCGTCACCCGCGATGCCCTGCGCGAACTGCATTGGCAGGAATCAGAGTTCTGGCATCTCGTTGATCTCAAGCGTCATGCGCCCTTCCGCGAAGAGTACAAGCGCGCGAAGATCTTGCAGGGTCGCGCTCTCGCTGATTCAGTGATTGAAATCGCGGAAGGACGCGATGCTGTCACGAAGAAGCATCTGCGCGAGACGAAGAAACTGATTGATCGGGCGTTGAAGAAGATTGCGCGACAGAAATCAGCGCTGGCCGGGAAGGCGATTCTCGAGTCGCTCCTCGGTGACCTGCGCGAACGCGACAAGATCGTGATGACGCGCAACAAAATGCAGATTGATTCGGTGCGGTGGCTTGCAGGAAAAGTGAATCCTGCCGAATTCGGCGAGAAATCGTCGCTGTCGCTCGCCGGTCCCGGCGATGGCGAGGGCGGCACGGGCGCACCGCGACCGATTGCGATTGAATTCGTCGGTCCGGACGGGAGAATCGTCGCGCTATGACGACACCCATCATGCAGACGACGCGCGAACAACGCGAGCGCGAGCAGCGCGCGCAACTCGTCAAGCAGTACGGCGAAGACATGGTGCGCGCGGCGGAGCAATTCGCTACGCAATGGGGCGATTCGCTCATTCGCGGCGACCCCACGCGACGCGATCCACCGCGAGGGATCCTCGCATGACGAGAATCGCGCGCTCCCGACGCATGCGCACTGATTTGCGCATTGCGAATACCGTGCTCGCGACGACGACTCGCGTGCAGTTGCCCGCCTACTCGGTTGATCTGTGGCGTCCGCATCGCTATAAGATTCTCTGGGGTGGACGCGGNGGCGCTCGCTCATGGACGGTCGCGCGCACGTTGCTGCTCAAAGCCGCGCAGCAGAAATTGCGCGTGCTCTGTGCACGAGAGATGCAATCGTCCATCAAGGATTCGGTGCATCAACTCTTGCGCGATCAGATTGAGTTGATGGGACTCACGGGCTACATCGTCACGGATCGTGAGATTCGGCACATCAACGGATCGTTCTTCATCTTCGCCGGACTGCGACACAACACGTCGAAGATCAAGTCACTCGAAGGCATCGATGTCTGTTGGGTGGAAGAAGCTGAGCGCATCACGAAAGAATCGTGGGCGATCCTCATTCCGACGATTCGAAAGACCGGGAGCGAGATCTGGGTCACGTTCAATCCCGATCAAGCGACTGATGCAACGTATGCGCGATTCATCACGCACGCACCGACGGATTGTTGGGCGAAGAAGGTCGGCTGGGAAGATAATCCGTGGCTCACGCCTGAGTTGCGTGCAGAGAAGGACTATATGTACGCGACTGATCCCGATGCGGCGGATCATGTCTGGGGCGGAAACATCCGCAAGAACTCGGCCGCGCAGATCCTCAAAGACAAATGGGTCGTCGAAAATTTCATCGTGCCGATAGACCAACACGGCGATGTCATCGGCGACGAGTGGAGTGGACCCTACTATGGCATGGACTTCGGATTCGGTGCCGATCCGGTTGCCGGTGTGCGCTGCTGGATCAAGCGACTCGACGGACGCGCGCGTGAACTCTATATCGACTACGAAGCGTATGGACATGGCGTCGATATTGACCAGACGCCAGATCTCCTCGTTGAGTCGCTCCCCCGAATCGCTGCGCATACCGTCCGAGCAGATTCAGCGCGTCCAGACTCAATTTCGTATCTGGCTCGACACGGCATTGCGCGATGCGTTGGCGCGAAGAAAGGACCTGGGTCAATTGAGGATGGAATCACGCATCTTCGATCCTACACGCGAATCGTGGTCCATAGTCGCTGCAAGCACACCATCGACGAGTGCAAGCTCTGGTCCTACAAAGTCGATCTGCGATCTGGTGATATCCTCCCCATCGTGGTGGACAAACACAATCACATCATGGACTCGTTGCGCTACGCACTCGAGCCGATGATCAAGCCGCGCATTCGCGCCGGATTCATCTTCCTCGGTGCGGATCGCGTGCGTGCGTGTCCGGTGTGCGAATCGTATCTACCTGATGATGGCGAGTGTCCGCACTGCGGCGCACACACCGACATGGAGACCGGCGAGTTGATTGACGCGACTGAACCGAGTGCAGCCGCGCTCGTCGCGCACGCGATCATGGCGGAGCCGGTGCACACGAACGGGAATGGCAATGGCAACGGACATCACGCGAATGGCAACGGGAATGGGAATGGGAACGGACACGGAAAACTTCGCATGCGAGACCTGAACCGATGAAACCTTCATTTCTGCAGCGCATCTTTCCGCGGACGTACTCAGCGGGACCGATCTCGGGACCAGTGCAGGACGTGGAACCGAAGCGATTGATGGACACGAAAGCGAGTTCGCTCGCGTTGCTGCCGAAAGGCGCATACGGATCGAACCTCACGTTCTTCAGTCCCGATGGCGGACGCACGACGATTCCGATTGATGGCTCCGGCGACAATGCAACGATNNTCGCATTCGTCGCGTANTGGTATGTCGCGACGCGATGGCGCGCACAGAAGATCGCGGAAGCGCCGCTCATGGTCGTCAAGGAGGACCAGGATGACGGTGCAGACGAGTGGCTCCCTGATCACGAGCTCGTGTCGGTGCTCGACACACCGAGCGAGGATTATGACATGGGGGAGTTGATCGAGATGACATCGCACTATCTCGACAATAGCGGCGCCGCACTCTGGGTCTTTGACACNGANGGNGTCGGCACGCCAGCACGCATCACNCCGTTCTCGCGCTGGGAATTTGAACCGAAGAGCGACGGCACGCGACTATTCGCCTCGTTTCGCGTGAACACGCGCTCGGGCCCGAAGGACTTTACCGCCGAGCAGTGTGCGTTCTTCCGCGACTTCGTCAGTCAGTCATGGGGATGGGAGCGCGGACGCTCGCGTCTCGATGTCGCGCTCGCCTGGCTCCGTCTCGGGCGGAAAGCCGCACAGACGATTCACGATCTGCTGGACAACTCCATGTGGCCGAGCGCGGTGATCATTCCGGATAAGGAATGGAACCCGGACCCGAAGACGCTCGCCGAGTACAAGCAAGACATCGAGGCCTATGCCCATCAAGGACAGAAGGGACGTCCATTCATCCAGCTCGGTGGCGGTCAATTCGTTCCGCTACAGAGTGCGATCAAAGATCTGGTCCCAGACGAAGTGCTCAACCGTGTCGAGTCGGTCGTCGCGTCCGTGTCTGGTGTGCCGGCGATTGTGCTCCAATTCCAAGTCGGTATGGAGAATAGTCCATGGAGCCAGATGGCGCAAGCACGCCGGATGGCATACGATGACACGATCAGTCCGACATGGCGGAAGTTCGAACGCATCTTGACGCGACAGATGCTGCGTCCCATGGATGATGATGAGACGCACTTCATTCGCTTCGANACGTCGAAAGTCGAATCGCTNCAAGCGGATCAGCAGCAAGCGGTGCAGATCGCCGTGATGATGGGACGCGCCGCATCGCTCAATGAACGGCGCAAGCAGATGGGACTCGAGCCGATCGCTGATCCGAAGGCCGATCAGATCCCTGAACTGACCGCGCCTGATCTCGCGACGCTGCTTGCTGGCATGGGCGGAGGCAACGACACGACGGACAGCGGTGACGGAAAGGATCCGGCAGAAGACGATCCGAAGGAAGAGGACACACCACCGAAAGACAAGAAGCAACCGAACGAAGACAAGTCGCATCGCGCACTGCTCGAGCGCAAATTCAAGACGATCGCGTTGCAGAGCGCGCTCCGCACCGAAGCCATCACCGCATGGACGGCAGTGCTGCATGTCTTGCTCAAGCACGATGCCGATCACATCGCGCAACTGGTGCTCGATCATCTGCATGATCCGGTGGACACGAAGGGTCGACCGATGTCGGTCAAAGCACGCGGCAAGGATCGCGCGATGAACGCGATCTCTGGCTACCTGCGCAACGAATCCGCGTCACGCTGGTCCAAGACCATGACGCCATTGATCGTGCAGGGCGCGGAGCGATCGACCGCGGTCGTGTCAGCAGACATGAACGTCAGCTTCAACCTGATGCACCGGAATACGCTGGCGTTCGCGCGCAAGCAGACCGGCGACATGATCTCGCAGGTGAGCAAGACCACGAAGTCACTGATCTCCGACATCATTCAGGGTGGCCTGGACGCGAACGCATCGCGTCAAGTCATCGCGAAAACGATTCAAGAAGCGACTGGACTCTCGTTGACTCGGGCAACGCTCATCGCACGGACCGAGACAACGAAAGCGTACAACGGCGCACCGCAGGAAGCGCTCGCGCAGTTGGGACGCGATACGGGACGCGCTTTCTCCAAGACTTGGAGTGGCGTGCTCGATGACATTGAACGCGATGAGCATGTGGACATGGAGGGTGAAACGGTTCTCGTAGACGAACCATTCTCTAACGGGCTGATGTATCCGTCAGAACCGAACTGTCGGTGCACGGCTCTCTACAACGAGGTGGACGATGAGTAGGAAAGCGCTGGCGCGTATCGTTGTTCCGTTCGTACTCAAAGCCGCAGCGGACCCTGAGTCCCGCACCTTTGAGGGGCTCGCCGCGACGTGGGATGAAGACCTTGGACAGGACATCATCCACAAGGGCGCGTTCAAGAACACACTCGCGAAATGGAAAGGCTCGAGCGACGCGATGCCGTTGCTCAACTCGCACGATCACTTCGACATCTTCTCGGCGATCGGGCAGATGATCGACGGCAAGGAAACGAAGGACGGACTGGACACGAAGTGGGAAGTCATCGACGGGCCGGATGGTGATCGCGTGATGCAGCGCCTCCGTCCATCGAAGACGACCGGACGTCCCGTCATCGGCAAGATGTCCATCGGGTTCGTGCCGACGAAGTTCAGCTTCGAGCAGCCCGAAGGGACGGACAGTTTCTTCGATCGCAAGCGACACATCGAAGAAGCTGACCTGAAGGAAGTGAGCCTCGTGCTCTTTCCGATGAATCCGGGCGCGGCGATCGACGCGTCATCTGTGAAGATGTTCATGAAGTCATTGGAGTTGACGGACCCGCGCGAGGTATCGAAACTCGACCGGATGCAGTTGCGAAAGTTGGCCTCGCGTATTGGCGTGCTGCTCAAGAAGGAGGACAAGAGCAGCGGAGCCGATATCGAGGCGACGCAGGACTCCACAACGGACGACACCGACGAGTCGGACGAGTTGGACGAGCAGGATCCGTCGTCTTCGGATTCGACTTCCACGGACACTGAGTCCGACGAAGAAGAGACCGACACGACCTCCGAGACGGACGACTCCACCAGCACGTCGGACACATCGACCGAGACAGACACGAAGGGCGTCTACCAGATGGGCGAGGCACTCTCGCAGCGTCTGCAGCGCACCATTCTGTCCGCCCGTACGTCGACGTTGCGGGAGCAGTCGCGGTAATCACATTCCCATCACTTTCCTTTCACGCAGGAGCATGACATGTTGTCTACTCTGGTGTCTCGCGGCGGATTCGTGCTGCGCAAGGTCCAGGGCCGGTTCGCTGGATG